GCTGGCCCTTGGCGATGGAAATCTTGAGAGCGATCGGAGTAACCCGCATCATGCTGCCTCCTTTCTGGAAGGCAGGCGCGAGCGCGAGAACAGGCCGTTACCGCCCTCGTAAGCTGCGAGGTCGATAGAGCTAAGGCCCATCCTCGCAGCCGCCTCGGCAATGTTATGCAGAGAGTTGCCGACGCGACGGACACGGCCTTCGCCCTCGGTTCTGGCCTTTTCGAGCAGGTCATCCGCAATCGACAGCTTCGGATAGAACGTCCGCGCCAACGTGCGGGCATCTTCCATGTCGCAGGGATGGGCATATTTCGTATCGAGGACGAGATCGCGGAAGCGGTCCCCGACATGTTCCAGTTTCTTCGGGAACAGCTCCTCGCCGATAAGCATCACGGGGACGCCGCTGGCCTTGGCAATGCCGCGCACCAGCTCGATCAGGTTCTTTTTAATTAGCAAGTCGCCCTCATCAATGATGAGCGGGCGGCGCGGATCGCGGCAAAGAAGGCCAATGACCTCGTCTTCCATGTCAGACAGCGTGCCGCGTGGCTGGTAGACGCCGAGTTCGGAGAGGATCGAGCGCAGTAACTTGGCGCGGGTCCATGTGTCGCGCACTTCGACGTAGGCAGCGCCGGTCTTGTTCTGGCAATAGAGCGCCGCTACGCTTTTGCCATAGCCGGAGTAACCGGCGAGAACGCCGAGGTTCGGTTGCAGGGGATGGCGGTTCTGCAGCGACCGGACAAGAGTGAGCGCCGTAGTGACGTTCTTGATCGGAGCTGTGTCGCCATTGACTTTCATCGGTTGTGTCGTCATTTTAATCCTCGTAATTATTGCAATGCAGAGGGGTCGATGGCAGTCGGCCCCTTTTTTCTTGACCTAGCCGCGCAGTGCGGCGTCGATCCCGAAATCCTCGAAAATATCCCGGCGTGTCTGGTAATCGGCGCTGGCCTTGTAGCGGGCGAGCTTGCCCGCCGTGGCGTCGTCAATGACGACACCGGAGGCGATCTGCGCCTCGACGGCCTGCGCCCATTTGAACATGCGGGCGCTGTCGGAAAGCGCCGCATCCGGGTCCAGATGAATGACGGTGGAATTGCCCTTCAGCTCAGCCTCGCGAACGATCGCCGCGTGGATTTCCGCCGCCTTCTCATTGAGCGTGGCAGGCTGCGGTGCCTTCGGCGCGGTCATGGCCTCCAGTGCTGCGGCAATGGCGGGCGTGCTGTGCTGCTGTTCGCGCTTGGGCAACTGGATGACGTTGGCGGTTTCGACTTCGCGCTCTGCCTTCTTTCTCTTGGCAAGTTCTATGGTGCGCTCGATGCCGGAAGGGCCTTTCTTCAGCTCACGGAGATCAGCCTTGATCTCGCGTTCCTTCTGACTGATGAGATCAGCGGCAATCTGCTTCTGCGCCTTGACGTAAGCCTGCGGATTAACATCCGCGAGTTCGGGGCAGATCGCGACATCGAGATAGCGGCCGGTTTCACCGTCAAAGACGTACATCTTGCCCATGTCGAGCGGATCAAGGCGGCAAAAGACATCTGTGCCGACCATGATGGAGCCGGAGAGGTAGAAGAAGCCGTCATTCTGAATGCCACGCTTCTGCATGACGCGATGGCCGTTCTTGCCAGCGACCGGCATCAGCAGTGCATCCAGTGCACGCTCGTCCACGCGTTTGATCTTCGCCGTCGACGCCGCTGCGACCGCGTTGGGGGAGCGACCTTTCAGGCCACCGTGTTCCCGCTCGTGATAGACATATTCCAACCAGTCATCGATATGGCGCTGGAGCTGCTCGGCGGTCAGAGCGACTTCGAACAGGTCTTTTTCGTCTGCGCCTAGACGCTGCGCGAAGGACTTGCGGCCTTCAATCGCTTTCCGATCGGCAACGGAGTGGCCGATGTAACCGGGAAGCTGTGGGCAAACCTCGTGCTGAAATGTCTTGATGACGCGCTCGACATGACCCTTCTGCTCTGGCGAATAGGCATCGGAAACATCTGGCTCGATATCGAGATCGGCGAACAGGCGTTTGACTGAGACAGCAACGAAATCACTCCCGTTGTCCGTCTTCACGACCTTGGCCACGCCCAATTTGAGAATGGCTTTACGCATCATCAAACCTACGGCCAAGGCACGCGGGGTTTTCGACAGCGTAATGACCAACCGACGCGTGGCTATGTCGATGCAGGCATACAAGGAATGGCGGCCGTCGATGCAGAGCGCATCGACCGGCGAGGCGTCGATCATCCAGAGCGCGTTCGGCTCATTAATATGACGATAGGTGCCGGTACCGGACAGCTTCATTGTCGACCGGAACTGATCGGGGTTCGTGATCTTGGTGAGCACGACCTTTTCGTCCGCTTTCAGCTGCGCGATAAAATGCTGGAAGGTGCGCGGCGGCGGAAGCGGTTTCAACTCGCCGTTACGATCCGTCAGTTCCGATCCAAAATGATGCTCGCAGTAGCCGCGAATGGCATCCGCCGACAGCGCCGGGTTTTTGGCGATCCATGCCAGCACAAAGGCTCGGACCTCGCCATCGTTCGCCGTGTCAAGCAAGCCCTTGCCCTTGCGCGCCTCGGAGCGATCGACGGCGAGCTTGTCTTTTGCGCCAGCCTGTTTGGCCGAACGCCACCGGAAAACCGAGCGCTGCGAAATCTGCGGCAGGACATCCTTCACCCAAGCATCAGCTTGGATCATGTTCATGTTCCACCGGTCGCAGAAGATGAACATGGAGGCCTGAACTGAGATTGGAAGGCCCTTTGAGAAGGTCTCGAAAGCGGCGACAACAGCCAAGCGGGCATCGCGTTCGCGCCGGGCGCGCTCGCTCAACGACGCCGAGGCAGCGGGTTCAGGCTCGGGTTGCTGGTCCACCGGCTCGCTGCCGACAACCATGTAGCGCTGCACATAGGCCACCTGGGCGAGCGTGGGGAACAGGCGGTAGTGATATTCCAGACCGCCGCCATAGCCAGCGTGGTTGCGCGTCAATGAAGGAACGTCGTTCCAACCCTCGCGTTTCGCGAAACGGATTACGGCGCTTTTTGTGGTGGGCAGGCCGGGCAAGGCTTCCGCCGCAATTTCGCGGGCGGTCAACCATTCCTTCAGGCGGGAAGCTGCGGAGGCAAAGGGAACTGTATTCAACGCACTTCCCTCACGATCAGGACAAGCGCCGTAGCGACCTGCGAGAAATAGATCATTCCGAGGATGAAACAGACGATGGCCCAAAAGGCTGAAACGTCTTTCACGATCTGGCTTTTCGCGACATGGCAGATGAACTGCAGGAATGGCGCGATGCTGGTGGCTATGTTCATCGGCGTGCTCTCTTCCTTACGGCGCGAGCTGCTCTCAGCGCCTCCATTTCCTTGATGTGATCTTCAAGGAGCTGGTCCTCGATCATCTCGGCGTATTCGTCCTCGATGACGGTCAGGCCGAACTCGCCCGGCACGAAACCGAGCAGCTCCTTGGCTTTGGTGGCATGGACAAGCGCGATGAAGGCGTCGAGCGGAATGCGGTGTTCGCCACTTCCTTCCGACGCCCACTTGTCGAGCATCGCGCTTGAGATCGTGCGGCCGAGGTACTTGCTCATTGCGCTGGCGATCTCTGACCGCTGAAACCCGTCATCGCGGGCATCGCGCAGGGCGCGGGCGATGAGGCGGGAAATCCGGTTATCGAGCGGGCCGCGACCGGTCACGCCTTCCTCGTAGCGGATTGCCACCTGCGGCGGTGTCCACTCGAAAAGGTCTTTCGTGAGAGGGTCGCGGCGTTTGCTCATCGGCGAGCAGCCTTCCGCTCCGCAAGCCAACGCATGACGGAAGCTTCGTTCAGGCTAAAGAACGCGTCCTGTTCGTTGGGCTTCAGCCGCGTAAAACGGTCATTGAGCTTTTCCCATGCGGCCAGCGGGTTGGCGCGGGGAACCTGATCGATGATGGCGACGGCGTCGGCGTAATTTGTCGCCTCGCCGGAAATCAGTAGCTCTACGATACGGGCGGCGCGCTCATATGGCTGGCCAGCAATTTCCAGAAGGGTTTGCTGGTTGTCTGCCAAGCCCTCATCCAGCGCGATACGCTCCCGCAGTTCAGCCGGGATGCTGGCAATCTTGAGGGCGTTAAAAACATTGCGGCGGCTGATCTTGAGGAAGCGTTGCGCTGCCTCGCTAAAGGTGCCGGAGAACGCGGCGGCGGTCTCGATCGTCTCATCGTCGGAGTTTAGTGCAGACCCTGCACTTAATTCCTGCTTTGGCTTCGGGCCGCGCCGGACGGGGTTCGCGGCTCGCCAGATCGCGCACCAATCGGCAACGTCGACGCTGTGCTCCAGCGCCGACAGCTCGTGGCGATAAAGCGTTTCGGAGATTTCGGTCAGGCGGATTTGGGCGTCGTTCGCGAACTCGTCCGATTGGCGGACGATGGCGGATATGTTGACGCCGAGCGATGCGGCTGCAGCGAGGCGTTTGACACCGAAGACGAGGCGATACCGTCCTTCGGGTCCGGCAACGACCTCGACCGGGACGCGCTGTCCGATTTGCTGGAAGCTTTCGGCCAACGCCTGAATGGCGTCGGGTGAGACTTTTTTCGCGTCGGAGGAGACGTCGATCAGTTGGGGGGACAGAAATTCAATCTGCATTGGGCACTCTGGGTTGTCAGGAAAGGATGCGCGGCCTGACGGAAACATCAGGCGGCGCTCTGCGCGCCGTCAGACTTCGACGACTTTTTTGCTCTGGTGTTGCCGCTCGTGTTGCTGCTAGTGTCGCCTCGGTCGTGACGACCAAGCGTGTAGCTGTCGGGAAACATCTCGCGGAAAGGCACGCCCAGCGCCTTGGCCAAAGCCTCAGCGCCGGGACGGCTTGCCCCGATGACCGCCGCACGGCATGCGCTGGGATAAAGGCCAGCATCGCGGGCTATACCGGTCAGGGTTTTATTCTGCCGTAACAGTTCCGCCTTGATGGCTGCCCGATCCCACTTCTTTGTGGTCGTCATGATTGCTCCCTGTTTTTCTGACCTTCGGCAAAAGGTCGGTTTGGTTGGGGGTTGGCGTTCAAACTTTGTTGCAACGGGATATTCGCGTAATTACGTGAAATTGTCAATAAAACTCTCGCGATAACGCGGGTCACAGTTTTGAAATTCACGCAATTCCGAAAATCCACCGGAAGGCACTGATAATGTTTGGGAAATTCGGAAAAATTGCGCGGTTTTATAACCGTGGCTCGCGGTCACGGTTTGCGTTATGACGGGAGAAACATTCTCTCAGCGGCTCGAAATCGTGCTGGACGGCGAATCAATTCACGCTTTTTCGAAAAGGGCAAAAATTCCTGATTCGACTTTCCGCCAGTATCTGGCTGGCACCATGCCGGGGCTGGAAAAGCTGATTTCGATTTGCGAGGCTGGCAACGTATCGCTGGACTGGTTGGCGACTGGTCGAGGGCGGATGCGCCCAGACAATGACAACGTTGCGGGAACGCTGATCATCGCGGGAGAGCCGAACATCGTTTCAGTTGACGGAAAACAACACGATATAACGCTAGTTCCCCGCCTCGATGTCCGCGCATCTGCCGGACATGGCTTGGTCGCATTTCAAGAGCAAGCCGTTGAAATTATAGCTTTTCAGTCAGAGTGGCTTAGGTCGATCGGTGTTGCGCCGTCGTTTGCCCGCATCATCACGGCGCGTGGCGATAGCATGGAGCCGACAATCCGCGATGGTGACGTCTTGTTGATCGATACGTCCGTGAGCGAAGTCCGCGATAACGGCATCTACTGTGTGGTCTACGGCAATATGCTTCTGGTTAAGCGCGTTCATCCAAGAATGAACGGCTCGCTGCAGCTGATCAGCGACAATGCTGTTTATCCGCCAGAGGAGGTCACTTCCGCAGAGGTGCCGGGGCTGTCTATCGCCGGTCGGGTGATGTGGTATAGTCGGTCACTGTGAGAGCCAACGGGTTTCGTTCCGACCGCGTTACCTGCCATTTGTTCTTGCGGTCGGATTTTCGTTGAAGGCCCTTTAACGCCGTCTCTATGATACCGTGAGTGCTGGGAAAATAAGGCTTTTAACCGCAGGTTCCCGGATTTTCCCAGATATTCCCGGTTAATGCCTACTCCTGCCACCTGTTATTGCGGGTTACAGTATGAT